GCTTCAAGCTGGACGCCGGTGATGTAGAAGGTGGCTCCTGTCGTGCCAATGACGTTTGCTTGCCCCGACACTTTACGGAAGTCTCCAGCAGCCCATGCGCCAGCAGTGGTGTTAAACCCAGAACCGCTGCCAAGGTCAAAAAGAGCTGCCATTCCAATGCCGCTGTCCGTCAACCAAGTGCCAGATGTATCGCCGGGGATGGTGACGCTCTTTGTTTCCCAAGTGTTTGCAGCGTCAACTGTGTAGGTTGCCACATACGAACGATCACCAGCCGAGTTTTGAATAGCCACAGAATACGTGCCAGTAACGCTAGAGCGCACTCGGAATGAGACGGTGATGCTTTGTGCAGAAGCTGTACCAAACGCCAAGTCAGAGACGTTGTTTCCCTCAAGCCGCTGACGAATCACCGCTTGCTCTGATGCACCAGCACTGCCCCCCGTGCCCACGGTGTAGAGCAAAGAGTTTGTAAATCCAGCAGGAGCAGTTGTTGATCTTTGCGCCGTCACGGATGTTGCAGATGTGCTTTCAAAAGCAACCCACCTGTCCAACGTGTAACCAGCAGCGGCAACACTCGCCCCAGCATTACGCTGGTCGATCCGCATATCGCCGTTGATGATGCGGTTGCGAAAGCCCATGCTATTAGGCGGCGAGGCCACGCCACTGAATACAGCGTTGCTGCCACCGGTAGCGTCTTGGAAGGTGTTGGCTTTTACGAGACTCATGCTGCCCCCTTGAGCAAATTAATTTCAGCTTGTAGTTGAGCCACGATTTCTTCCAAAGTTGGCGTTTTCACAATGGCAGCCTGTTCGGCGTCCCATGCAGCTTTCTGGGCCTGGGCCTGCGCGATCTCTTCTTGAGTAAGAGGCACAACCGTTATGGTGCCCGCTTGTAGGTCTACAACAATACGTTCCATGATGCCCTCTTACTCGTACAGAATGTTGATGGAACCAGCATCGAACGTGTCGGTGCCGTTGACTGTGGTGATGCGGACGCGGTCGAGAGTTGACCCAAGATTTAAAAGCCCAGAACCGAAGAAGCCCGCACCGTTTACGCCATTGTTCCCAACAAACGTGGAAACGTAGAAACCAGATGTTTGCAAAACAATAGTTGCAATTGCAGTAAAAGCAGTTCCTGAGTTAATGTCTTTAGTAAGCAAAAACCCAGTGCTATCAGCGCTGCCGGTACAAGAGTTTGCGCCGGGGTTAACGTAGTTCATTACAGACGCATACCCAGAGCTTGTAACGGTAGTATTTCCTATACGAATTAAATAATTAGATGAACCGTTGGTGCTTACGGTCTGCATAGCCACCGTGATGCGCTTGACCCACGACGGGATGCCGGTGAAGTCGATGCTGGTACCAGAGGTCGAAGCGACAGCGGTGCCCGCCGTAATAGCGCTTACGCTCATGACGAGACCGGAACCCAATGTCTTATTCGTCAGCGTCTGCGTAGCGGTGTCCAACACCGCTGTCCCCGTCGCATCCGGCAGCGTCAGCGTGCGATCAGTGTTGCTGTTGGGCGAGGCAATCGTGAAGATGCCAGTGCCGCTGGCGTTTCCAGATACTTTGACTAAGCTCATGCTTGTGCTCCTTGGGGCCAGTTCATTTGCAGTGCGGCCAGCTCGTCCACAGTCGTGCAAGCTGCAATAGCTGCCTCGTTCGTATCCGATGCCGCACGGATGGCAGCGCGAGCCGCCAGAGTCTCATTGTCCACGGGTTTGACGCCTTCCGCAGCACGAGTCACCTTCCAGTCGGTCGCAGCCAGCAGGGACGCTGCGGTTTGCTTGACCTGGGCGATCCACTGCGACTTCAAGCCAAGCTGAAGCACCTGCTTGTCAGTATCGACCATGCTCTGCGTGGCCGCGTCGTAGACTTGCACCCACAGCGGCGAGCCGTCTTCCTTCGTGGCAAGCACATCGTCCAGAGCCTTGGGGATGCCCGGTGCCCAGTAAAAGCGCCCATCATGCGGGGCGGCGTCAGCCACCTCAGTGATGCCAATCGCGGCGCGTTCTTCAGGGCTTGCAAGGCGCAGCCAGTTGTTGGGGTACTGAGTCCCATCCGACGTTACGAACGCCGTGTCGGGGCTGAGAGGGGAGCCGTTTAGCATGAACATGAGTTACCTCGCGAGAGCGTACTTGAATGGGTTTTCGGCGAAGGCCGCGTAGATGTAGGTTGCGCCGTTGGTGTTGACATCGCCGGAGGTTCCGCGCAGTTTGAATCCGTTGGACAGTATGTCAATCGCCTGATTCGCATTGGTTGTTTCTGCGTTCGATAGGTTTGGATACAACGCTGTTGTAGCAAGGTTGTACGGCTCCCGCGCAGTATCGTGAAGAACCCAGTTGCCGACGGCGCTGGTTGATTTTACAAAAACATACCTCGGTCTGAACCCCGTGTACACAAACGGACCATTCGCGCTGCCGTTGCCGGTGTAGATGCCAAAGTCAGAGTAGCCGGAGATTGCGGAGAAGCAATAAAAAACGTACAGCTTGCTGCCCGCATTTCCTGCGGCCCAACCGTTTTGCGGATTACCCACCGTGAATACAGTCGATGTGGGGGCCACATCCCAAATGTTTGAGCTTGTTGCCTTTGCAGCGGTGCTGTTCAAGACCAAATAATCAGTCGCAACAATACTTGCGCTGTACACATACCAGTTGGTTCCAGCAACATCCCGCACCTTGCCAATAATCAGACGGGGCGCAGCGCCAAGTCCATGACCAACGGTCACAGGCGACGTTCCTGAAGCAGATGCGGTCACCACACTAAACCCAGCCGTCGTACTCGCAGACACCGTACTGCTGATGGAGCCGGAGGTGTTGGTGACTGCTGGGGTGCCGCCTGCTTTCCACTGCCACGCAACGTAGGTCAGAGCGCTAGTATTTGGCGCGCCTGTACCAAGCGTAAAACCGCTGCCGCCAAAAGCGGTAATTGATTGCGCTTCTGTAGTCTCCGCGTTTGGCAGATTGGAATACAGTGACAACGTCGCGCCACGAACAGAGTCTTGCAGCCGATGACTCTCGGCGGAACTTATTGCCTTGGCCCAAACAAAGTCCGGCTGGAACGAAACGCCATTCACCGCGTTGCTGATTGTCTGCGCCGCCCCTGTTCCCGTATACGTCGTCGCTGCCATGTAGCTCGCACCATTCGGGATGGTGGGCTGCGGCAGGTTCTGCGTGTTCAGCGCTTTGAAGCCGGTGGGCGGGGTGTAGGTGAAGGGGCGCTGGCCGAAGTTGACGTTGCCCGCAGTCGTGCGTGATGTACCGCCGACGTTGTGCATGATGAGCGGCAAGTAACTTCCAGACAGGCTCGAAAACGCAACGCCTTGGCTGGTGTTGTTCTTGTAGAAAGTGATGGTGCCGCCGTCCATGTCCAGCGCCACGCCGATCACATCGTTGTTTGTCCACGAGGAGCCATAAGCGGTCGAGGTTGCGCCCGTGACCTTGTTGCCGTCAAACTTGTAGGCGTAACCGCTAGTGACGTTGTCGGTTGTGGAAGAGTTTGGGCTGTACGTTGCATCCTGAATGCCGATGTACAAGTTTGGGCCAGCCCCTACATCAGTGGGAGTGACCTCCCAATACCACTTCCCGCTGGACATGGCCAAAGTAGACCGCAAATACAGCGCGTTGCTCGCCGAAGAAGTAATCGACCAATTTAAGTTTGCGTTGGAAACCGTGAACTGTGGCGTGGACAGCGGATTTAGAACACAGTAATTTCCCCGCCCATTCCCGCCATCAGCCCAGTTCGTCGGCACATCAATCATCGAGTCGTAGGTGGCCCCTGCGGTGACGCTGATGTTGTTGGGCGTCCAGTTGTTGCCGTTGCCCGAGTAGTCCTTGCCGATAGTCGTGGCCGTAGCCGCGCTGTTGTCGGAGAAGTTGACGTAAAAGCCGGTCGTGCCGTAGGTGCCGGTGTACTTCCTGGGGCCCCATACACCCGTAGAAGGATCAATGAAACCAAAGCTGCTAGGCGTCAGGGCTTGGCCGTCGATGAAATTGATCTCGGTGAGGTAGCCGTCGAAGTAAGCAGTTTCTGACGGCGTGAAACGACCAATGTAGTGGATGCCGGAATTGTAGGTCGTGCTATTGATATAGCCGTCCGTGTTCTGTGCGCTGTAGCTGGCCGTGTCAAAGGCGGTGACCTGAGAGCCATTTACATAAACCTTGACGCGATTTGCTGCCGTGGCTTGCGTGGTGTCAAAGGCGACGACCAAGTGATACCAAGCCGACGGATCACGGAATACCTGGGTCGTGATGAGCGTCGTGCTCGTTGTGTCCGGATAGAACACCACGTTGAGCTTGTCATTTGAGTCAAAATGAATGGTGTGATAGTGAAAGGTTCCACTAATTAACCCAGCACTGAAAAGACCTTGTCGGTTTGCAAGCAGACCGCGCTTGACCCATCCACTCCAAGTCCAAGTCTTGCGATTTCCAGTGACAAACGTTCGCTGAAAATTAGCTGTGGCGCTGGCGCGAAGCCGCACAGAGCGGGTGATCTCGTAACCGCCACCGGTCATCAACAGTGGGGTATTGATCAAGCTCATTTCACATCCGACAGAAGTTGGCAGGTAATGCGCGAGGCGGTGTCCACAGAGTACACCAGCACATCAGTCGCGCTGGCAGTCGTGGTGAGCGCCGGAACAACCCCGTTGGGGAACTTCCAAATGCTGTTGAACGCCAGCGTGCGGCCACCGGTGGCATCTTGTTGGATGGTGATCACCCCGCCTTGGCCTGCCACGGGACTCGTAGGAGCGCCCAGCGTGCGGTTGCCGCCCAGAGTCACAACGAAGTTGTTCCCGAGAGTGAAGTCAGCAGTGATGGTCGAGGCGTCGGCAAGCGTAGTGACCGCCCCGAGGACTGCGTTAGAAGCTGTGACGCGGCTACCACTGAGGGTGCCGCTGCCGCCGATGGTTACAGGCATTTTTATTCCTTCCTTAAACCACAGTCCACACCGCGCCGGACGAGACCGTCACCGTGATGCCGCTGTCAATCGTAATCGGGCCAAACGTACCGGCGTTCTTGTTGCCGGGGATCGTGTAGTCGTTGGTCACCGTCTGGTCGTTTTCAAAAAACACTTGGTTGGCACCGCCGCCCGTGGCACCGCCACCACCGCCAGCGACCTTAACAAAATCGCCAACATCAGAGTCCCACGCAGCCAACACGGAACCACCCGGAGGAACTGCGATACCGGTCGTCGGCGACACCGGGCCACCAATAAGCGACACGTTGCTGTCGCTGTTGTTGATGACAACGTAGGTCTTGCTGGACTTGGGGGCGATGATGCTACGCGCAGTTCCCGGCGTGCCCGTGACAATCAGGATGGCTGTGCGAGCTTCGTTGGCTGCACCACCCGCAGTGGTGGACAAAGTCCAGTTGCCCGCAGTCACGCTTGCGGTAGATGTAGAAGCGATGGAATCCTCAATCAGTTGGGTTAACTGATTGTTGACCGTGTTGCCCCAAGTATTGGTTAGCTCCCCGGTGACGGGCTGCACGAACCCGAGCAGCGAGGTATATGCGGATGGCATTTAAGGCTCCTTCGTGTCGATATTGCGCCAGCCAGCGTCAGCCGAAGTCGGGACATTCTCCCACGAAGACGGCCCCGTGTCATTAATAACTGTCCACTCGGCAGTCTGCGCGTCCACAATCAATTCCCATTTCAGGCGGGCCATGATCTGGTCCGCCGCATTCACGTTCTCTTGGATCAGGGCAGCAAACGTCGCGATCACAGCCAGCGCATCTTGCGCGGATGCGGACTCGCTGATAGACGTATAGTAGTTCGGAACAGAAGAAACCGTGTCCCTACCAGCAGCAGATTCAACAACCCTTGCGCCAGTAATCAACCGCGACTGTTCCGTCGTTGACGCCCGCGTAGTTTCGTTGATAAAACCCAAATACGTGAAACTCGCAGCGGTCACATCCAACCCGGTGGCCGTCTCAGCAATCTGCGCAGAATAGATTGGCACGGAAGAAACCGTGTCCGATCCCCGAACAGTATCCGCAAAACTAACCGCAAAGTTTACAGCGGCGCTGTTTGTCTCGCTGCCTCGAACAGATTCAGTCACGCGTGCTGGGAAAGTTGCCGCAGCCGAAATCGTATCCGTGCCTCTTGCAGACTCAGAGACAGAACTTAAAACAGACACCTTCGACACAACCGTGTCTGCTCCGGTAGCAGTCTCCGCCACAGCGGACTTTACAACTGCTCCTGCCAAAACCGCATCACTACCCCTAGCGGACTCAATAACCGCAGCCGCAAACACGTTCCCTGCCAGCGCGGAGAAAGCGGTAGTGGAGAACGCGTAAAAGCCAAACATCAGACAACCGTCCAAACAGACCCGGACGACACCGTCACCGTGATGCCAGAAGCCACAGTCACGGGACCAAACGATCCACCATTGTCACCTGAGGCAATCGTGTAATCAGCACTCACCGTCTGGCTGTTAACCACGATGCCGTTGCTGGCGCGAACTGTCGTGGCGTTGGCCACGCCTGCAACATCAAACTTGTACGTGCTCGGCGTTACACCAACACCAACACTACCTGAATAAGTCCACGTACCATTGGCCGTAGCGTTGGTCGTAGAACTAGATACGGCAGACCCGATGTTAATGGTAGTGGTCGATCCGGAAACACCCGCCGTACCGATGTTGACTGTTTTAGTGTTACCGGAACCGGTTGCCCCCGTACCTAAACCATACGTCGCCGTGTTGGTAGAAGAGCCCACGGTTACGGTCGCTGCCGAGAACGTGGTAGTCCCCGAAAACGTCTGCGTCAACGTACTGATAGTAGCCAGCGTACCTGTGACGTTTGGCAGCGTATACGTGCGCGTAGTAGCCGTCGTGATGCCAGATAACTCAAACAACGCTTTTTTCGTGTTGTCCGTGTTGTCTTGCAACGTAAACTTGGTGTCATCAATTGACACCACGCCCGTAGTGTTGGCGATACTGAACGCAGCGGTACTATCCAAGGCCCGCACGTTGGTAACGTCAATATTGGTCGCGTCCAGCGTTGGTACGTTGAGGATGTTGCCAGTAGTGTCCAGATACGCTGCCCGACCAGCGGGGTAGTCGCAAAACACGTCTTTGGTACCGGCGGAGAAGTTCACCAACGAGCCAGAGTTGCTCGATGCCAGCACCGTATCACGAGAAAGCGTAGTGCCCGAAGCCGTGTACGTGCCAATACCCACTTCCCACTCGGATGTGCCTTGTCCAGCAATCGCGTAGTAGGTGTTGTTGGCGTTACCAATCGCTGCAAAAGTCTGAAAGCCTGTTACAGCCCCCGCCAGTGTTACAGCGGTGGTTCCGGTACTCGTCGTGGTCTCACGGACGCGGTCCGCAAGGACAAAGGCCATATCAAGCCCCCGTCAGTTGGTCTTCATCAAACCAGCGTTGTTGCGTGACCCCATTGGCATCCGTCCATTCCACGAGGTACTGGATGATGCCGCTGTCGTCCATTCGCAGAGCCAACACGGGGCCTTGCGGCACCACGCTGGTCAGCTTCACAACGTCGCCCTTTTTGAAAGCGGTAGCCATGTGACCTCCTTAAACAGCGTCGAGGCTGAAGGTGTAGGTGACGGTCAGCGTATCGCCGTTGACCACCGAACGGTCGCCGGGGGACTGGAAGTCCGAGGCCGAGAACAAAATACCGGTCGTGCCGCCTTTGGTATTGTTGCTGGTCAAAAACGCGCCGCCCACAGTGGTTGTGCCGTTGATGCTAAACGTAGCCGGAGAAACGGAGTTCGTGATAACCGAAGGATCGGCGGTGGTAGCCGCAGCAAACGTAGCAGCAGGACGCGTGGATTGGCTATACGTCGTCACCTCAGTCCAACCAATGTGCGAAGACATGGTGTCGCTGGCAGCGGGAGTGTTACTTGCCCCAGCGCCATACAGACCGATGTACCACGTAGCGGTGTAGCTGCTGCCAAGGAAGTACTTGTCGTTCATGTCCTTGAGGCCGACGTTGACCACGAGGTTGTGCTTTTCAGCCTGCCACTTCAGGTTACCGTTCTCGTCATGGCACTGCACGGTAAAGACGCCGCCAGCTTTAACTTTTTCATTGAACATAGTTGCTCCTTAAACAAGGCGAATAAGAGCAGAGGTGCTGGTGTTAGCGGGCATCTGCACAGTGAAAGAATTGGTTGAGGTCTTGTCCGAGCCGAAGTCCAGCACGCACACAGCACCGTTGGCCCCCGGGGTGTAGATCAACGCGCCACGCGCCGTGATCACGCCAGTCCACGCAGGAGACGCGAAATTAACATACGTGACGCTACCGCTGGCGGTCGTCTGCTCAGAGACCGTCGCCGCGACAACTTGCCCACCTGCAACGTAATCGCCACCCGACGCTTCTCCGGTCGAGGTGTACGCCGTGGTGGTCTGATCCAGCGTAGCTGCGTTGGTGTACAGCGCCAAATAGAACGTGCCCGAGGCAAAGTTGATCGTGCCGTTGGCAAGGCCCGAGCGCAGCGTGTTGCAGGAATAGTTGCCTGTAAACGCCATTACCGGACCCCGTTATTCTGCGGCAGCGGAGCAACGCGCGCCTGACCACTACGGTACGCATCGCTGCGCTCCAGACCATCGCCAAGACGTTGCGCCAGAGCCAGAGCTTCCTTGTACTTGCCGTCGTACAACGCCAGCATGTCCTGTTCGCCCTTCATATATGTGTACGCCTCGACCAACGAGCCATACAGAAGAACGGAATCAAAGTTGTCGCCCAGCCAAGTCTGCCCGTCCGCAGCCACCGTGATGGACTCCGGATAGAAGAAATAGTGAAGCTCTACCGTGTACTGCGCATCCGGAGTCGGCCCTAGAATGAACGTCAGTTCGTCCGTCAACACGGGGTTGACTGCGCCAACAGTCGTGGGGCCAAACAACGCGTAGTACTTGGGAAGCCCCTTGTCGTTGTTCGGGTTCGGATACGCCTGACGGATGAAGTTCACATCCTTGTTCAGCAGGTACTCATACGCCCCCGTGTCATCTATCACCGCCAAGGAGTAGGCGGCCAGAAAGTCGGAAGGGGCGGAGAGGTACTTGTTGGACGCACTCGTGATACCCGTGACGTTCTTGCGCAGTGACGGGAACTGCACCGTGTTGAAGATGCGCTGCTCGGCCTGCTGAATGAACGTGTTGATGATCGACGGGTTGGACCCGTAATCAAACGTGTTCTCAGTGTAGTCCTGAATCGCAGTAACGAGCGAGGCGTAGTTCATCGTCTATCTCAGGCCATCGGACCCCGGGACATCGTGCCCTTGGTGGCTGCGCCAGTACCGCGAATCTTTTCGCCGCTGGTCTTGGTAGGCGGGTAGTCATTGCTACGCGTGTTCGCAACCGACACGTTGGCCTTGCGCATCGTCTCTTTGGCGGGCTCTTCGCCAACCACGACAGATGCGTAGACCTTGGGCTGGGTGTACTTCCCAATCGGGTCTTTGGTTTCCGCCGGGAAGTATTTGAATTCGTCTTGGCTGTGCATATCAGCCTCCTTTGCGACCGGGGCTGCGCTGGTTCATGACCTTGGCCATGTTGCGCCCGTACTTGAGCATGTCGGCGTTGGTCTTGCCGCCAGCCTTCATCTTGGTCGGCTTTTGGCCGGGGTGCATATTCTTCTCGTGCTTGCGCACAGCGGTTTTCGCGTCCATGTTCACTCCTTACGTAGCGGATACCGTTACTGTACCCAATTGCACAGATAAAACCAAGTTGTTAGGGGTCAGACCTGCGTCGTTCAAACTAGCTCCGCCCACCGGTGCCCAACCCCACTGGAAGATGCGACTGCCCTGCTCAACTGACCCAGTGCCCTGCGGGCCACCACCCGCTGAAATCTGCAAGCCGCTCGTACCGGACAGCCGGTAGCTGCGGTCAGGGCGGGGATTACGCAAACCCTGCGGGTCGTCCACAGGATACATGCCCAACTGCAACTGCGGCTGATCCGGGTCCCAACACTCCGGGCAGACCAACAACTCATAGTTCTTGGTCTTGATCACTTCACGGCGCAGCAACGACAGTTTGAACCGCTGATCGCAGCGGTCGCACTGAGCAATTGCATACTTACCACTGGCAAACCGGTTGCCCATTAGTAAGAACTCCCAATGAACTGCTGGCGAGGAACGAACCGCAGCGCGGCCTTCTCGTGGTCTTCGTCAGCGGCAAGCTGCCACGCCTCATCATACTGAGCCTTCAGGAGCGCCAGACGCTCGGCCCCACCGGGGACCTTCATAGCAACGTAGTACGCCAGCCCCGCAGCCATGCAGGGGATGAACCGGAACGGCACGTCCATGATGTTCACACCGCCGCCCGCGTCCTGAGTACGGCGCAGACGCCAGTACACGAACTGATACTGTTGGGCATTGTCCGGGGTGGGCCACACCGTCACAGCAGGAAGCTGCTGCCAATAGACTGCGGCCCCGGTATTGTGCGCTGCAGCAGACGTGTTGGCCTGCGCCCGGAAGCAGTTGTACAGCGTGTTGCCGTCGATGTAGCCGTAGTTGATGATCTCCGAGTCGATCTTCACGAACCCGGTAGAGGGCAGTCCAACCACGGAGTCCAAGGTAATCTGGGTGTCGGTGGACGAGATGCTGGCGGTTAGGGTTAACCCGGTAGGGGTCTGCTGGCCGTTGTAGCGCTGCACCCAGACCTGAATCGGGCGGGCTTGCTGAATCTTGTTGGGCAGCGTGGCGTAGGTAGAAACACTAATACGCGTGATGGTCAGGTCGGCCTGCGTAGACGCCACGTTTGCGCCCGTGCGGATGACGTGCTCGATCAGATCGACCGTGTCCGTGGGCAGCGCGTAGGTGTTCTGGCCTTGGACCAGATCAATCGTGCCCGACTCAATCGTCCACAGGTTGATGCCACGGTTGGCCCAGTCAGCGAACATGATGTTCAGGGACCGGCGTGCGGTACGCAAGTCATAGCCGGTGCGAAGCTCACCACCAGCCCGCTCAAAAGCCTCCTCGACCAGTTCAGACAGGTCAAGGTTGAATGCGGAAGAGCCGGAGGTGGTTGCCATTATCGAAATCCTGCTGTTTTCTTAGCTATGCCTTTGGGCTGCTTCACGAATTGCTTCCCGGCAGCTTTGCCCGCACGTTTCGCACGCGTTGTTGCAGCGTACTCAGCAGGGCTGAGACTTTTAATCGCAGCTTCTGGAAGGTATCGCTCACCAGTTTTACTAGACGGTTTGCCACTTTTGGT